TGGAGTTAGTGGTCCTTTGGTTTCTGAGTAAAAATTTGTTTTTAAACTTACAAGAGGGGTCCACTGTGGTGTTCCAGAAGGCTGAACCACATTTTGAAAAATAGTCTTGTATGTTTCTGAACTTGGATTATAATCTATTGCAATGTCTAATGCCTGAACATCTTGAGAGATAGCATTTGAAACACTTGCCTGTCTTGGGTCTCCCTGCACACCAATAATAATGCTTCCACGGTCACCAGTTGGTCCAAAATCTAAATCAAGACTAATTGTTTCTGGTCCACCAAAAACTGTTAAGTCATCGTTAGATAAAAGTATATCTGCCACAACTAAGCCCCTGTCGCAGGGAATACTGCAGTAACTATTCCTGAGTTAATTGGATTCGTAACAACTGTTGCATGCTCTACTGTAAACTTATTTGCTGGGGTTCCAACAAGAGAATATGGAGACTTTGCGCTTATTGTAATTGTTGCAACATAAACAGTGGATGGAGCAAACTTTCCATCAACTAAAGATCCAGACCAAGAAACAGTTCCTGAATGTTCTGCTGTTTCAAAAACAGATACTACTGGGGTTTCTCCCTTAATTGGCTTGGCAACTCCCCTGATATTATAGTTTGACAAAGTTGCACGAGTGCTGTCTTTTGCTCCAGAAATCTGATCTGTAACAGTTATTGTTCCTGTCATCAGTGTATATACTTTCTCATAAAACGGGTTGTCGTAATTTCCTTCTGCTGCTCTTACTTCAACATCATAAACATACTCTATTCCAGCCTCTAGATCTACTGAGTCAGATGGCCTGATTGCACACTGAACAAATGTTCCATCGTCTGAAATTCTAGCAAAACATCTAATTGATTTTGTGGCACCACTTCCACGGGTTTCTGCAATAGTGAACTGAGCACTATCGTAAGGTGCTGAATTATCTAAAACATAGTCTGGATTATTTGCAAAACTTGTTGGCACTGTAAAAGCACCTAAAAGGTGTGCTGTTCCATCGTTCTTTTTTGGGTAAATACGAAATTCAAAGGTGTCACCCTTGTAATAGTTAAAATCGTAGGTTGCTGGAAATGCCATGGTTTTATTATACCACGCTGACATAGACAGAATTGAGAATTACGGATGCATCAAAGTCTGTTCTAATTTGAGGTATTGCTCCGTTGCCCCACATAGTCTGGTCCTCCAAGAATATGTTTTGGGTAACAGAAAGATTGTATACGTTTTGGTATTTTAATGAGCCTACAAACTGAACAAACTCTTGATCCTTGCTTGCAAAGTATGTTCTTAGCCAAACCTCAGTATTGGCTGTATATGTAGTTAGTTCAAAGTTGTATGTTACGAATATTTGTGAGCCTTCCTTTATACCGTGGAAGTTTAGGGCTCTTTGATGACTATTCCAAAGGCTTGTACAACCTTTAGGAAGGTATGTCTCGTTTTGGGCTTTATCTTTTGTATCCAATAGAAGTGTTACCCAGCCATCGTCTCCTTGAGAGATTCCAAGTTTGATTGGTTTGGTGATTGTGTTTGTGTAAGATGCCCACCCTGCTTGCTGCCCTGAAGATGAAAGAGAACTTAGACCGTCTTTGCCTGCTGGTCCCTGTGCACCCTTTGGACCTGGCTTTCCTTCTGGTCCTGCTGGTCCTTCTTTTCCATCTTTACCGTCTCTACCTGCAGGTCCTTGTGGCCCTACTGGGCCAGGAACTGGAAGAAAAGATAAAGTATTATCTGGTAGTCCAGTTGCTTGGCTCTGCTCTACTTGTGCAGCATAAGAAGATTTTTTTGCACCTGGAAAATCCATAGATTTAGAAACGGCCATAACTGAATTATCTCACGATTTTATTACCAAGAGGAATTGTTAAAGTTTACTCTACGCCAAATAGGAGTTGTAGAATTAACATAGTCTTGAAAACAAACATACCAGTGATGCTCATCCATATAAGAATCGTGCTTCTTGTCCCCTGGCTTTCCGTGGTGTGATGTAGGTGCAGAAGTTACAAATCTTAAGCAGTTCTCATTGTAGCCTCCATTATATCCAAGGAATGCTGTTGTTTGAACAGTGTTGTCATTAAAACTTAAATTGGTAACATTAAGGTTTGGTAATTGTGCCTGAGCAACACCATTAATAAAAAATACTCCGTCATTAACAGTAATTGCTGCATCTGTTCCCAGGGTAGCGTCAGTAATAAAAATAGTTCCTTCACCAATAGAGATAGACTTCCATCTTTTTTCTGGTGAACCCAAATCATACTCATTATCTATTGCAGGAAGAAGGTTTGAGTTAATTGACAAAGGATCAAATGCTGTTTCTTGCACGGTATCGTCAGGAAACTTAAGTCCTGCACCTTCTGCATCTGCAAACTGTAGATTAACTCCAAGATATCCACCAATGTTTACTGTTCCTGGAACACCATTGACGGTAATTGTCATATCTTCATCAGTTGACATATTGTTTGCATTAAACTCAAAGTTACCAGTATTTGCATCTTGTCCTGGAGGACCCGCTGGACCTGGACTGCCTCCTGCTTGTGTAAATCTTGACATTATTCAAGACCCATCTTAAATATTGCTACCCTGGAATTGTTAGTGTCTGTAATAGCATAAAGAGCATCTAAACCAGGTAGTTCAACAGACCATGCTGCACCTGGTGCTAGACGGTATCCAAAATCTTCTTGATTAACTCCTTCTCCACCAAGATACACGTATGCTGTATCGCTTAGGTTTTGAACTGTAATGTCCATGCCAGAGTGCATGCCATTTGGAGTTAGGCGTGTAGCCTCAGTGTTGCTAAGTTGTGGGTTTGAGTGAGTTGTCATAAATAAGATTATATCACTTATTTACTTTGAAAGTTTTATCTTTAATTTTAACCAGTGGTGGTAACTCAGGTCTTGGAGTTGATATTTTAACTACTGCCATTATAGACTACCTGTTACATCTCCGATTACTGAAATGCTTCCAATCAGAGGAGTCCAAACAGTATTTTCATCAATAACTACCTGAAGATCAAAAGTTAGTTCTGTAACAATAGACTTATACCCAGTACCCCAAAACTGAGTAATAGATGCTGGAGCCAAAATGTCTACATATCCTTCTCCTGGTGTAACTTCCAGGGCATCAAGGACATCAGACTGAGGATCATAAGAGGTTGCTTCAAAAGTCCAATCAGATGTATCAAAATATGTTACTTCATCATCTTCTAAAAATTCCACACGAAGCGGAGAGGTGTCTCCTCTAACAATTTGCCATTTGATACGAGCAGGATCTGCTCCAAAAACTCCAGGTCCGTGATTAGTCATAATAATTGATTATACCATAAAAATTGACTAATACCAAGGTTGGTGGGTATAGGACAAACCAAGGTATTAGCCAATAATAAATTATACCATAAAGGTACAAAACGGACATGATATTTAAAGTTATCAAATTGTTATAATTAGGAATGTCCGATTTGTTACTTTTAGAACTATTCGCCAAGATTGGGATAGTGTATACTTTAATATATATAAAAGAAAAGAATATCTTTATAGTTTTAAAAACTATCTTTATATATAGTATATAGGAGAATCTGTGGGTAAGCCATATAGTGCATATTTAAAAGGCGAACTTATTGGTCCGACAATATCAATGAATATGTCTATATCTAGTAATACCACATATAGTCAAATTTGTCCAGATTGTGATCATGAAAAATGCAGTTTGGAAAGAGGAAGATCAGAAGAAAAATCTCAAAACTCTAATCAAAGAAATCCAAATATCTCTTACGAAATAAATAACTATGGCTATAGGTCTGATGACATTTTGAAAGAAAATTCTGAACATAACTTTTTATACAATGGCTGCTCAAACACTTTTGGTATTGGCATTCCTAAAAAATCTATCTGGTCATACCAACTAAACACTCTTCTCGGTGGAGAAAGGTTTATAAATTTAGGAATAAATAGTGGATCATATAAAACTATAGTCTACGACGTATTTAACTATATAAGAAATTTTGGAAAACCCAAAGGTGTTTTTTTGCTTTTCCCAAATATTGAAAGGCATGTGACTTTTATGGGAAACAAAGACAGAGATACTAGCATCTTTGTAAATGTGTACAGAAATACGCCTCAACAAGAAAGAATTTCTTCTATTATTACGCAAAAATCCAATATGTTTGAATTTTACAATACAGTCAAGATGCTTGAAGACTATCTTTTTGAATTAAACATACCATTAATTTGGACTACATGGGATAGCGACCTACATAAGTCTATATCGTCAAACAATAACTTTAAAAATTATGTAAGTTTGGATAACTTCAATATTTTTAATAAAATACAGTCTGCCCCTAGGCCATCAGAACTTGATAATGACTACTGGCATGTAGCAAGAGATGGTTCTCACCTTGGATCAAAGTATCATTTGTACTATGCCCTCATCATGCACGAAGAATGGAAAAAGAAATATGAAAAAAATAATTAACAGAATTAAATTTTATTTCTTTAAAAGAAAGAATAAAAATAGAGACTATATCTATTAAGTCTACTTCTTGCTTTTTGCTATGTACTCTAGCAAGATATCGTACATGTGGTCTAACTTACGGTCCATATCTTTTCTAGTTCTGTCAGCATCATTTAGACGAGCCTCTAGTCTATTAACCTGGTCCTTGAGGCTTGATCCTGAATTCGGCTTAAGTTCACTTAGATAGTGTTTGACAAGCCACTTGATTGCAAGACCAAGTGATGATACAATTGTAAGTATTGCTACGATTAATGAAGCCCAGTCCTGAATTGTCATAACAAAAATATTATAAGGGGTATTTTATAAAAATGAAAACAGCCATACTTGAAACACTTGAGCATTCTAAGAATTTAATTATATCTCCTGACATGGATGGTTTTATGACAGCAAAATTATTAGAGCGTTTTAACGGTTCGAAAATAGTGGGTTCATATGACAAAAATATTTTATGTCTCGCCGACGGGATCAATCCAGAAGAATGTTTGTTCGTTGATTGCGATATGAATCGACAAGAGTATGTATCTCTCGGAAATCATATGCGACTATTAGAAGATAATATGTCAGTCGAGTCGTTCAATCCGAATGTGCACTTCGGCGTTTCGACATATAGCGACAAGTTTCCTTTCGCAACCGCTTTTTTAATTTCGTTCGCAATAGAGGCTGACCTATCCGAACAAGACCTTATACGCATGGCTTTCGCTGACTCAACTCTCAAGAACATGGAGAAATACAGCGATAACATGCGAAATTGGTCTACACGGATGGATCATTTTGCAACAAGGTACATAATAGACAATTCGGACATTGCAAGAAGAAATGATGCACAAGCAAGGTTTGATTATGTTGATCAAGCATTTGTTTCTAAAAGATACGGCAAGGCTCGCTACATAGATACCCTTAATAAGGCTTTGGAGGCCCAAGAGATGAGTTTTGAGCCACTAGTCCAGGGTATGAAGTATGTATGCGACAAAGTTGGTATAGAAACCCTTATAAGGTATAATAGAGATATAATCTCATATGCAGAGATTTTTACAGGAGAGTATTCTGTAACTTATGACCAAGAAAAGGAATGGGTATGACAAGAGAAGAAATTATCGAGACGATGATCGATACAGTAAATGTTTATAATGTTGATTGGATGATGAAGAGCGGAATGTCTGATGAAGAAATTGAAAAGAACATTGAAGGCCAGCGTCCAGCGCTAGATCACATGTTTGATCTAATTTATAGAAGTCTTGAAAATAAAGGCGCTTTTACTCAAAACTGAAAAATTTTTTATTTACCACAAGCACAGTTAGTGCAGCAGGTTTCTGAAAATAATTTGACAGATAGGTTTGGCTCTTCGGGTCTTCCCATGTCCTGCCAAAAGGTTTCTCTGCCCATAGCGTCAGTTTCTACGATAGGTTTTGATTCAAACTCAAAGTCGTCATTTAAAGCGTTTTCGAAATTGTCTAATATGCCCATAAATATATTATACCCTATACCGTCGAAATCTGAAAAATTTTGTAAAACCCAAATAGCCTAAAATCTGAATATTTTGTCCAGATGTATGATACACACTATACAAGAATAAAAACAAAAAAAATAGTGCGCCCATAACAGACACACTATCGATCTTGCACACACTATGCACTACATTTTGGGTGCGCTACCCTGTATCCACCCACTGTGTATGCCTATCAGTGGGGCATCTATGCACACGGCTTGACCTACATGTAGTGTGGCCTTGTACAATTCAATAAACTCTAGGACATGTTCCTTAGTATCGAAATTCATTTGCTTAGTAGCACCTGATGTGCTTGTTAATGTAATCTTCATTTATTTATTCTCCTAATACATTCGCATGACTTAATTTTAATTGTAGTACCGTCAAATTCAACGATACCTAATGTGTCGCAGTGATAGCACATGAAAATCTCCATTAGATACACTCCTCACATGGGCATTGTGGGAATTCTCTATCTTGCTTAATGCGATTAGCAAGAGCGATAACCTTATTGTAGGTATCAGCAGAAGCACCTCTAAAGGATACTACTTCACCATTGGCTACCTTTTCAGCAGCGATAGTAATACGCTGTTCTAAGTTGTACTGTCCATACTTAGAGGACTTAATGTAGTTTTTATCTAGTGTAATCATTTTGACTACCTTTCTTTTTTAATTCTTATAGTAGTAATACTAGCACACATAACCCAAAAAGTCAAGTCCAAACACGGCGTGTCGCATGTGATTTAAACCACATACCAAATCGGACATATCGGACATCCCACGTCGATCATTTGTCAAGTCGACACACCGATAATGTTAGCATTGTTACGCTATTGTTATAATTCCCCTGCAAATGTGACCTACCTCACTATGTGACCTACCTCACAATGTCCGTTTTATCCTATTTGTACCCCTCAATTTGTCAGACCCCCCTGTTATACTAGTATCATAAAGAAAAACAAGCGGTAAAGAAATCCGCTAAAGAAAGGTGGTCTCAAATGACTACACTAAACACACTATGCAAAGAGCATAACCCTATGCTATCCGCTATCTCCGAAATTGGAGATGACCAATTCACTTTCTGCATGGATTGTGAACAAAACATTGAGCGTTGGTATAACGATACCGACCCAGAGCGTCTACCTATGTGGACAGATTGGAAGGTGTCTAAGTGAGTACTTTTGCACCAATGCCCTCCGTATGCGGGGCAACTACCGCTATGGTTGATGTCTATGACTTCGACCTTAACCCTCATGGCGTTATCTGTTGCGATAATTGCCAATCAATTTTAATGTGCCGTAAGGCTTGGGACTATCTCTATAAGGAGGTCAAATAATGACTAAATACAATGTGCTTATTTCTTATGTCGTAGAGGCAGAAGATGAGATGAGAGCAATCTTTGCACTTAATAAATCGCTCTATCCACTTAGCGAAAACGAATTGGCTAAGTTTGACCCGTTTCTAGTAGAGGAGGCTACTAATGCCAGTATTTAATTTTGAGTTGTTCGTTGATGTAGAAGCAGATGACTTTGAGTCTGCTTATTCATGGTTAAAGGCTATGCCCCTTGAGAGACAATTAGACTTTCATGTTATTGACTATAGAGAGGTTGAGGTTGAGTAAATGGAAAAAGATTTATTCGGATTTAGCAATGCAATTAATTTAGATCATCTAAACTTAGAACAACTAAAAGAGTTAGAAAAACTTTTAGAAAAAATAAAATAAATAAAAACAATTTTGCAGAAATAAAAACTCTGCAAAAATTGCACGTGCCGAGTTATCCACAGGGTGTGTATAACTAATGTGTTTAAGGTCACACCAATATTTCCCCAATTTACGGCGTGTCGATTTGACTTTTTGAGATTTATCTGCTAGTATAGTTACTATAAACAATTAAATAAAGATAAATAAGCAATGAGCCTTAGCAAATAAATGTGACCAGTATCACAGTGAGCCTAAGCAAATAAGTGCCCAATTTGTCGGTGCCCCCTGTTATACTTAATTATACAAACAAACGAAAGGTAGTCAAAATGACTTACACTATAACACTAGAAACCTTTAATGGTTCTACCAAAAAAATCGCTCTCCCTACTCGTGGTGCGGTTGCTCAATTCCTATCAACTTACCCAACACAACTCCCTGTTGGCGTATCCGTAAAGGTTGCTTGTGACGCTCTTGGCGTTAGTGGCACTCTTAGAGGAAAGGCGGTTCTATAAATGGTAAACTCCGTCTTAACTATCCCCTGCGATGAGTGCGACTCAACAGGTTTAATTTTTTTCGGTAATGGTAATGACTATGATGTCGAAACTTGTAACTGCGATTTTGGTGCAGAGCAAGACCTCAACTTATTTAACAACTAAAAGAATAGGAAATAAAATAAATGACTAAAGTAGAACACACACTAAAGTTTGTAACAGAGTTTGACGAAACTCATCCAGTGGCTCAACAGGCCCTCTCTATCCCTCACTCAGATTTAATCGCAATGCTTGAAGGAATGCTAAAAGATTTGGTAGCGCCTGCACTTGCTCCAATTCTTGATGAAATTAATGCTAATGGGTCCTACGCAATTCTAAAGGTGGCCGACTAATGATGACTCGTAAAGACTATGTAGAGGTTGCCAAAATTATTTCAAAACATTCGAAAGGCGATACTTGCCGATTGGATATTTTGATTGATGATTTTGCGTTTTGGTTTGCAGAAGATAATCCAAATTTCAAAATGGAAAAATTTATGGAGGCTTGCAATGAGTAGACTACTAACAACAATGCTTCAACTATTTTTAGCGGGTAGTGTTTTTATTTTATTCCGCATGATGTTGCCAATGCTAAAAGAAGATTGGCAAGAAATAAAAAACGATTTGCAAAAGTAAATTGTGATCCTGAGCAAGATTGAAAACTGCTCAAAATTCGACGTGGCACTTATCCACAGGGTTATCCACAGGTGTTTAAGATAAGAGTTACGACACGCCAGAAATTTTGTGAGATTAATCACATGACTTGAGCGTCTCAGTATTTGGAATTACTCGCTAGTAAGTAGAAAAATGTCGGTGGCATAGGCTAGGATAGTATTATCAAGTTAAATAAAGAAAGAAGGTCGCCCCTATGGCTACTAAACTATACACTATCGAAAACCTACTTGTAGGAAAAACATACACTTCCCGTAATCGTCACTTTGAGGGCGAAATTGTATCGGCTACTCCACGACCAGCAATTTGGTATGGTGAGAATACTGAAGCATACTTAATCGAAATTAACACTCGCAGTTTGCGAAATAAGTTTGCGACTATCGCAATTAAGGTTGGTGAATAATGATAAAGGAATACATTGACGAAACCGAATTTTATTTGGTGAAAGATGAGCAACGCTTTTGTTGTGATGAGTCACAATTTAAGTATGTATGCAAGGCACATGGAGAGTCTATGGGTTGCTACTTTTGTGAGTTTGACTATTCTACCGATTGCGAGGAACAACACTAATGGGATACATTGAGATTTTTAGACTTGACGAACAGGGCGCAGGTTGGATAGACTTGGCTCAGGCTAATGAAGATGAATTGTTTAATTTGGAATTAGGCTTACTTAATGAAGGCGCACTATTTACAACGAAAGAGGCAGAATAATGGACTATGAATACTTAATCACTAGTGCCTATGATAGCGAGGCACCGCATTGGGAACAACGCTATGAAAACGAATTTGGTGCATGGGAAAACTTTTTCCTATTTACCGATTGGGGCATGGCTAACGAATACCGAACAGTTAATCTTTACACACCAACAGGAAAGTGTTACACTAAGTTATTCTATCGAGACGGAAGGGTGGTAGTTAAGTGAGCGACTTAACCTATTGTACAATTTGCTATCAGAATTTTGAAGATGAGCAATTTAACTATTTATTTGACTATCCAGTCTGCCTAGAATGTGCAGATGAAGAAGAAATATCCCTACTACTAGAAGGAGCATACTAATATGGGAAGCGTAACCGCACTAGGAATTAAAGATGAGGTACTAGACCTTGAGACACAATTGCTTTATCACTTGCAGGGTAATCACTATCCACCCGTCCCCGCAGAAATGGTAAAACCTTGCATTGAGGCTATTGACGCATACTATGATGAGGACTATGAGAGAATGATTTCTATGCCTATGGTTGGTGACTTTCAGATTCTTT